AGCAAGTAAATGTAAAAGCCTTGCTCGTCTAAATCGTTTAAGTAAGGCTTGTCGACTTTCAGACCTAAGAATTCGTAAGAGCCATTCTTACTTGGCAATTCTAGGTCCATTTTTGACAAGGCAGCGTTAATCTGCCACAGTGTATTATTGTTTAATTCCTGATCTCGTGACTTGATAGCAATTTCAAAAGGCAAGCTGACTGTTTGAGTTCCAGCCATATCCTCGTCTACAACCTCTCCACCAGGGAGAGGAAAGACGACCAATCCCTCTTTCTCGGTTAAATAACCAAGTTTAGACGGGATTTTGTCTTGAATACCCTCGATATGCTCAAGCAAGACATCTACAAAGTCATTGTTTTGGTTCATTTCAATCCCATCGCTTTCAATCCGACATCGCCCCATTTCTTAGAGTGTAGGGCTGCGGCTTTCTTATCCCACCTCGGACCAGTTCCAGGTGTTGGCCGTTGGCTCAACAACTTCTCCTTATTAGCAAAGAAGAACTTTCTTTGTTTCTCAGAAAAGAACCCTTTCCGCTTCTTGCCATAATATAGCAATCTTGCGTAAGGTGTCACATACACTACCGAATCTTGTCTGACATGGGCGCTAGATCTTAAAATTCCCTTCCTTTTTGGGACGTATGGCTCCATGTCCAGTAGCATTTGGTTAGCGATGGCCAACTTACCCTTTGCGAAGTTCTCAGGCGATACCTTCTTTTTAACGCCGTTCAGGTCAATCTTGACACTTACACCACCACCCACTAAATCACCTCGATTTCATAAGCTAAAAGCCTACTCGTCAAGGGATGATACTGTGGAATGATGTTTTTAACAACGTAGCTGACTCCGTCCTCTTCGACAATGCCACCGATGAAGCTCTTATCGAGCGACACGGGGCAATATTTGTGATACACAATCACGGTTGAGGAATTGTACTCGCTACGATGATTACCTGAGCCAGAATGAGAGTAGGACCTGTCGAATTTACAAGGAGATAATAAAAGGGGGTCAGAATAGGTTTCTTTCCCCCACTTATCCTCTCCGATTGACTTCTTGATAGTCACAGAATCAGGTAGCATTCTCTTATCTATCATAATCAACCCTCGCAAAGCCAAATCCAGCCATTCGAAGCCAGTTCTCCGTGTCCTTGGATAAATTATATCGTTCAGCTACTGAAAGCGAGCCCGAGCCGTTCTGTGAGCCTGTGCGATAGCTTACCGACGTCCGTCCGACTGACATACTAGCAATAGACTGTTTGTCCTCTGCTGTCATGACTCCTGAACTGTCTAAATAAGCTATCTGATAAGCCGTAGCGAGCTTGACCGCTCTCTTTCGCGCCTCATTATCGCTCTCAAAGCTATTCAAGAAATAAAAATCTCTTGTGAAAGCATCGATGGCGAGCTTGGCACGTTTCAAAAGTTTGTAAAAATCGCCCTCAACTTCAAAACCGAGCTCAGTGAACTCTTCTTTAGTTAGATAAGACATCAAATCACCTCCTTAAAAGGTGGATGTCCCCACCTCAACTAGATCTTGCTTAGGCTCTTCAATGAGTTCAAAGCAATCTTCACCAATCACCTCATTAAACAGGCCATTGATTCGATTAGCTTCGTCTTGATCTAGCTCGTATTCTTGCCCTTTGTCAAAATGACGGTCAGACTTAGCTAGATAAGCGTTCAATTTTGCTTTAAATTTGGCCATTTAGCACCTCCAATAGCTCGTCTTTGGTCTTGTTTGAATAGCCCTCAAACCCTCGCTCTTTAGCAAGAGCTTTCAACTCTGCCAAAGTCATGTCCGAAAGTGAATGAGTAGCCAAAATCTCTGAGATTTGGCCATCTTCAATCACTTCTTCAAATCCATCAGCGATTAGCTGAGCTTCAAGCAAGCTGCCTTCCTGCACGGTGTAGACTTGGTTTCCTTTTTCGTACTTACGCATTTTCTACCTCCTTATTAAGCAGATTTGTGAGAAACATAGACCCCGTCTTGTTTTGATTGCAAGACGAAAAGATCATGATACAAACGGTTTTGATACAAGTATCCGTCACCTTCTGTGTGTTGGCCAGGAGCGAAAAGATAGATTGAGTTGAACTTAGCCTTGGCAATTACTGCTGGCTTAGCAACGATCAAGAAGTTAATGTTTTTACCATCTGAAGCCTTAACAAAGCCTTCAGTGAAGTCAAACTTAGTCTTGAAGCGTGCATCGTCCCAAACTTCGATAAGCTGAACTCCGTCAAGCGAAGTGACACGAGTATCAATCCCTTGAGGTGACGTAGTAGCGATTGAGCGTGTGAACTCTTTAGAACGTTCCAAGAAATCCATAACCTCGCTAGAAACATACATAACGATGTTTTGAGCGCCATATTTACGAACGGGCAAAAGAGCAGCTTTCAATTTTGTGTAGATGTTCACTTCTGACAGGTCATCTTCAGACTTGAAGTGACTGTTTGTGATAGCTTCTGTAGCAATTTTAGAGAAGCGATAAGCATCGACTTCTGGAGTTGCGTGTTCAGTGATGAATGTGTTAGATACATTAGCAGCTGAAAGTTCTTGGTTGGTTTCGTCTACGTCTGCAGCGTCTACGAAGAACTCGACATCACGGTCAAATCCGAGGGTGTAAACTTTCTTGTCGTTTGAAACTGTACCAGCGTTGTAGCCTTTAGATCGAGTATGCGCCTTGTAGCCAGTAACTGAAATTGTAGGCAACTCGAAAGACTTAGCGCCCAACCAGTTTACTTGTGGCGTTTCCAAAATGCTTGTGAGTGCGCCTTGCATCAATTTCTTTTCAAAGGTGCCTTCGTGTTTAGTGATGTAATTAATTGTCATTGATCATTCTCCTGTTAATTATTTAGTCCGAGAGCCTTTAAAAAGGCATCTTCTTGGTTCGTTCCAGCCGTTGGATTTCCTCCGGCCGAAAATGTCGGCTTTTTCTCCTCGGCTTGCTCTGTGCGACCAAACTGAGGATATTTCTGCAATACTTGGCCAATAGCATCTTCAATAGACACCTCGTCGGATACCAAGCGAGCTGATAGAGTGATGACATCGTCTACAGACTCAGCATTTACTCCCAAAGTCAGAGCTGATAGTTTCGCTTCCAGGTTCTTCTTATCTGACAAAGCAAGTTCTAGCTCTTTCTCTTTAGCAGCAAGCGCTTCTGACTGTTTCTCAGCCTCGCTCTTTTGTGAGTCCTTCCACTCTTTGAGTTGCTGGAGTCCTTCTTTAGCGCTCTTGATGTCCTCAAATCCTAGGCTTTTGAAGATTTTCTCTTGTGCTTTCTTGGACTCTTTAGCTACAAGACCAGTCACTTCTTCCTGAGTGAATGTCTTGATAGGTTGCTCTTGAGTTTGTGACTCAGTATTTTCTCCAGTATTGGCTGACTGGTCAGCTTGTGTTTGAATGTCTTCTGCCATTCTTCTGTCCTCCTAAAATTAGGTATTATCTTCCGTTCTTTACCGACTGCGGATAAAGTCAAGCAAAAAACCGCATCGAATCCGACACGGTTTATAGTGGTTTATAGCAATTTATTGCATGAAAAAAGCGCCTAGTTTAAACTAAGCGCTATGCTACTGAAATACTAAGGATTTCATCCTCAAAATATTCTCTAGGAGTTCCATCAACATCTACAAGCAAGGAGTCCATCTCCTCTGCGTTGTCCGAGGCGTCACAATAGTCCTCTACAAATCCTCTAACTACCACGCTATTTTTTAGCGTGATCACTACGTCTGTGCGGTTGAATTCCCAGAGTCTCATTTTGATTTCTTCCTTTCCAATGTCGGCACAATGTGTGCCCCCGTTTTTCTGTAATGTATTCTAAAGCTATCAGTCTCGAACGTCTCTCCTGTGGACTGGTCAATATACACGCCAACCTTACTGTCGTGTTTGATAATTTCTTTCTTAGGAATATAGCCATCTTTATCGGAATAACGGAATTTCCCAGTACCTGCGTAACGTTTAATGAGCTTAGCAGCATCATCCATCGATATTGTCAAATAGCTTGGTTCAAATTCCTTGCCTTTTGCTAAGTCATCCTCAAGCCTCTTGTACCATTCGTCAGTACCTTTGATGTGGGCCGCTTGTTTTTGCTCATTGATTTCTGCCTTAATTATACCATCTTTTACAGCGTTTGTGAAACGTTCCCGCATTTCTTTTTGTTCTGCTCTGTGTTTTTCCAGCTTTTCAAGTTCTTTTCTGACCTTGGCCTCTTTCTTAGATTTGGTATAAGGGTCATCATAGTATTTCTCTCTAGCCTCATCCCGTTTTAGGAATTGGTGCTTATCGACGTAGTCTTTTAAGGCGGCGTTTTGAGTGCCTATCTTACTTTTGTACTTGTCTATTAGCTCTTTATCGCCCAACTTCTCAGCGACGTGAAGTTTCTCCTTGTTCGCTCTGATAGACCGTTCTAGAGCTCTCTGTTTAGCTTCTGCGTTAGCATTTTCTTCTGCTTGCTCTGGTGTAACCTCTGCCACGTCCTCGCCCAAATCGGGCTTGTAATTGGCTCCTGGAATGAATGGCGTTATCATGTGCCCGCAGTTGATACCAAGACACCCTCCAGGCTTGCCATAACCGTAGTCGTCCAAAGCCAAAATCTTCTCGCCATGCTCGGTTCTAGCGTGGCCAGTCGTGACTATCTGATGTTGCAAAGGCGCACACATTTCTCTCGCTGATGCCTTTTTTGAAAAATAAAAGGTATCAATGCCCAGCTCTTCAGCAGGTCTCGTTCGCATTTCTCGAAAAGTTCGATAGGTTGTCGTCTTGATAACAGTCCTAGCGTAGTTGTCTATCTTCCAATTCCTACCAGCGCTATCTTGGAAGCCTTGGAACCCTTTCTCTTGCCACTTCATGACCGTGTCAGAGATAGCCTTATCAGCCGTAGACAGGCCAGTAACAACTCTAGCGACAGATTGCTCAACAATACCTTGATAAGCTCCTATGACAGCTTTAGGAAGCGTTGTGTTTGTTAGATTGTGTAGCTCGTCAATCGCTTGGTTGGCATAATCAGCGAGAATTTCTTGAATGTAATTATTACCTCCTAATGATCCACGGCCTAAATCTTCCATGAGCTGTTGCTTCGTGTCTGTGTAGAGTTTTAAGCCTTCATTCTCGACAATGTGTCGCAGTTGTTCTTCAGCTACACCTGAACGCTCAGAGATTAGCTTTAGGTTCTCCTCGTTCAGCATGTGCATCTGTTGCATCTTCTCGAGTTGCCAGATGTACGGTTGTTTATCAAGATAAACCGTGCCACGTTCGGTCACACGTTCGACCACGTTGTCAAACAAATCCAAGGCTAACTGATGATAGATGTCTGCGACATTGCTCGCTTGAAGCAGCAGTTGCTCGTCATTGAACTGTATCGGTGGTCTCTTGTTTCCTTTCATTTAGCATCCTCTCTAGCAATGGTCTTGATGTTTTCATAAAGAGCTTAGCAGGGTTTGGAGCTAACGAGAAAATCTTTACAAAAAGGTTCATTTAATCACTCCCCGTAGATATCAATGTCTTGTTGACTTCGCTGACTGTTGGCCGTGTCCATCGTTTCCTGATTGATTGCTTGAATCATATTCTTAGCATCAGCTTCTGACATATTGAATGCCTTTTGGATAGCGTGAGCCTTGCTGACAATGCCACTGGCCAAAGCCTTGGTCCAATAGTCAAGCTCATTGTTCTTGTCAGTAAAGACTCCATCGTCCAGATTGATTGCAATCTTCTCCATCTGAGGAATTTGACCGCTATACAATCCATAAAGACTACCAAGCTCGCAGATTGAGATAATCAATTCTTTCAAAGATTGCTCAACCAAGCTGACAATACTGTTTCTCATTTGGTAAGTATCAGAGTTTTCAGAAACGACCTCTGTCGCAGTCTTCAAGCTCTGCCCGTCAAATGTAAACATCCCAGCTGATACACCTAGAAGCATTTCAAAGAGCGATAAGCCTTCGTTAATGGTCTTGATGTAATCATCTGCTCGGATTGCAGTTGTTAGGTCTGTGATGCTTCCTCCATCCATGTCATTAGTGGATAAGCGTAAGTAGACGTTTTGCTCAGTATCGAAACGCTTGACAAGCTGGACGTCTCCGTCTTTATTAACTACTCGAGTCTCTGTAAGGTTTTCAGGAACTGCCACTCTGCGTTGTCCCATCTTGACTTCCCACTTAAACTCGTCATAGGTGGTGTTAATGAAATCAATCGTGCTCTTGGCATTGTCAAAGATAGACAAACCTAGAGGCGAATTGATGTCCTTGTTGTTCATTCCAGGAGGTTTTAGGTAAGAAAAAAGCGGTCTTGTTAGACCGTCAAGTTCAACTTGTTCTTCTAAATCCTCATAGACTTCAGCTAGAGGAACACGTCCACCTACTTGTTCAGAGCTTTCAGACCTGTATAGTTCGTTAGTGATGATGTACTTCCCATCGCTTGACCACTCGTGGAACTCAATCAACGTGTAGTAGATGTTCTTCTGGCCTGCTGATTTAATCGTCTTAGTCACGATAGCAGCGCTTGAAATATCTTGCGTGTTAGACTGGAGCGGTAAAAAGACTGGTGCTTGAACGAATGACACTCGCACTCGTCCGTTGTCCACATAAGGCCTCATGGCAAGACCACCCAAAGCAAGACAACTCTCAAGATAGCGCTCAAAATTCTTATTGAATCGGTCGTTCTTCAGTGTTTCTTGAATGAATGTGTTTGCTTCTTTATCGTCCAATTTAATCGAAGCTTGTTCATTGAATACCAGGCTTGCAATCTTCTTAGCAGCGGTTCGAGCGATTGGCAAATGAGTTGCTTCTCTTTGCTTCTTGGCTCCGTCTGTATTTATATAAGTGATTTTGTCAGCGTTGCTCTGATAGTATCTTAAATTCTCGTTGATCCGACGATACTCTGCGCTTGTCACTGCGATTTTAGGATGGTCTGTGATACTTGCTAGACTTTCTGTCGTCATTGCATACTGTCCTCTCTTCAATAGATTTTTGACAAATTGAATAATGCCCATTTATCGGCTCCTTGTTGCTAAAAATTGGCGTAACGCTTATAGAATACGTTCACACTATATCTAAATTCGTCCATTGCGTGGTTATCTTTGTCAATTGGCCGTCCGTTATCATCCCGGCTGTAAAGGCCAATCTCTTTCAAGAAATAGTAATGGTCGTACTCTTCTTCTTGGTGATTGATAAGCAAGAACTGACCTGACGAAATGATATTCTGGCCACGCTCAATCCCAACCTCGATACCTTTTGCCTTGCTGCTGACATCATGGGCGTTGTTCAAAGCCCCTCTTGTCTGAATGCCTAGCTTGTGCAATTCCTCTCGTAAGGATCTACATGCTGGGTCAATCCATACATCGGTATAGCGCATTTGATACTTGCTAACACACCACTGAATAAACGCTCGAAGCTCGACAGCATAAGTAGACATAGCCTTTACTTGGCCAGTCTCAGCACCACTATGATAGTAATGAGCTACACGATTGAGCCTGAAGAAAGTCTTGTTATTCTCTCTGTGCTTAGTAACAATGTTACATGACATCGATGTGGCGTCAGATTGCCCACCATCGCCATTGAAATACATTTCCACAGGTTCGCCAACTAAACTATCCTTGATGTTCTTATCAAGGTCAAATAGGCCGTATATGACGCCCTGAGGCATCACCCTCTGACCAAGTACGTCTCTCTTGTAGAGATAAGGGTTTTTCTTCAGCGATTGAATGATAGACTGCTTACGCTCTTCAGACAGAATCGGATTGTCGTCCATGGTCCAATGCGTCCAGCGTGTGTTTTGAACGTCAAATACATCCTTAATAACAGGATGCTGAGGTGCTGGAGGGTTTAGATCAGCTAGATGATATCTGAGCTTAGCAGCCCACGTCCGTCTGAATGCTTCCTGGATAAAATCCATGTTCAGCAGATTGATTTCACAAAAGACGACTGAACCTAAAGACATACCAGTGATAGCACCTACACTATTTGCTTTACCGCCCCCTTTATAGTAAACTCGCTTAGTGCCGTTTGGTGTATCGATTAAGAGGTGGTCTCCGTGCTCATCGTGTTTGATTTTGCAATTACCATCGAAGATGTGCATTAGCCCCGTTCCGTCACCGTCAATAAAAAGGCGGTAGGCTTGTTCTTGGTTGTATGCAGCTATCAAATGGTTCTCATCTTGTGACTCAATCAAGTACCTGGCATATCTAAAATGACCAGCGGTTGTCTTACCGCTTCGAGGTGTGCCCTCGTTGACTTCAAGCTCATAGTTGAATGGCCTGCGAATGATTTTGAGTTGTTTATTTGAAAACTTAATCTTCAACCTCGTCACCGCCCTTCACTGCATCAAGCAAAGACTCCATAAGAGATGTATCGGACTTGGAACCTTGATTGCTCTCGATCTTGATTTTGAGCAATTCAATCCGTTGTCTTTGTTCCTCGGTCGCAAGAGGGGATTGCGTAAGCTCATCATAGGTTTTTATCATACTTCTGAGTTCAGCCTGTGCTCTTGCTATTGCAGCCATCGCTTTTCCTTGCTTGTCCCATGCCGTGTGAACCTCATAGCTTTCACTGCCTTTAGCTGTACTGGCAATAAGCATGGTAGTAGTATCATGAACATCTTGCACATACAAGATACGCTGAGCGTGTAGCAGATTAGCATAAGTCAGCGTGATGTTTTCCCATAGGATGTCAATAGGCTGTTTTTCTGAAAGCTCTTGTGCTATCTCATATATCTCTTGAGGGAGATACTTAGCAAACAGCCCATGTTTGAGGGCGTTTTGGTTACCTATACTTCCGCCTTTGCTATTCTTATTGCCTTTCGGCGCTCCCCGTTTCCTTTTTGAAGTACTACATTCATCTTTTGAAGTACTACAATTACTCCATTTATCTCTTAACTTCCAAACTGAGATAGTTTTTTCAGGCACGCCCAACATGTCGCCAATATTGCGGTTAGTGATGTTTCCGTTATTCTGCTTATAAATTTCAAAAGCTTTATCTCGGTTCGGGTCTCGTGCTCTGCCCAACCTATTACCTCCTATTTGTCCGTTTTGTAAATCAAAAAGGCCACACAATGTGTGACCTTTTTGCAAGGCGACTACTGACCTCGACTAGAATCGATATTATATTCTTACCTTTTCTTTTTTTATTTTTTTGTAGCCTTTTTTTGCGATATTAAAACATCCTACTCTATCGCCACTGGTAACCCAAGCCAGCAGTTTTTCAGAAGCTTTTCTAGGCTTTTGCCTAAGGTGCCTTTGCTTTAATTCTTGATGATACTATAATAGCACGATTGATTGACCAGTGTACTTAAATCTAGTTCGCATTAGTTCGCATTAGTTCGCATTTATCAACTACAGCACTCAATTCACGGATTGCATCTTTCTTTTTTTTGTAAAAAGTTGTCTTGCTACAATCAAGATGATCCATCATATCATACACGCTTGCTTTCTGAATATAAACCATCCTTAAAATTGTTCGACTTGAAGGCTTAGGTATTTTATCAATCAATTTACTGAGCTCAATTCTGCGCTGGATAGCTTCAGCAGTTGCTTGCTTCATGTACTCTTTCAAGGAATCTTGCATGCTAAAAATATCGATGTAACGTTCATCTAATCGAACCTTCTGACCACCTTGAACCTTATTCATGCTCATTTTAGGGCTAGAAAGTAAACTAGCTTCAAGATTAGCAAGCTCGTCTATTCGATTCTGTATCTCTTCATCCAAATTCTGTAGTTCATCAAGTAACTCTTTAGCCTTGTTCACTCTCTATCTCCTTTGTGGTATAATAATATTATTGAAAACGTTGTCGAGGTAGAGTGAGTGAATGCCTCGGCTTTTTTATTTTAGTAGCTATTGAGTATCATCATCGTCTTTTCGTAGCTTAGATATACTTTTGCTCTTTCCTCCTCGTATCCGAATACTTTTGGAATTCTGAAGTAAATGATTGTAGCGTTGTCATGTTGTTTGACAACTGAGAAGATGTGCTTGAGCAAGCTTTTTCTAAAAGCTATGTTAGGAAAAATCACAAGCTCTTGAGCTCCTATTCCTGTTGTAGTCACTTTATTTATTTTGCTCCCTATGTACGGATATTTTTTTGGTCTCATTCTTGTTTTTCCTCCTCTGTTTGAAAGACTTTGCCTCCTCGAAAAGTCGGGCCGTATTTTTTGAAACGTTCAAGATTAACTTGCCTTGTCTGCTCTAGTGTTTCAATAAATTTTTTTGGTGTCATCTTGCACCTCCCATGAAATTATTAACAATATTTTGCTGTTCAGTATCGATTATTTTATTTTTATAATTTAATATCGGAGCCATAACATCATTTGTCAATGCAGGTTTCAAAATGATTTCATTTGTGTTCGAAAATCTTTTACCATCGATTTTGATTTTGATGTCATAACCGTTAGCGATATGTTCAAGGTCATTTTTAGACAGGGAGATTTCAAATTTACTCATTCTTCCACATCCTCACCATCGTCTTGAAATGATTCTCCAAGTATTTCTAAGGCGTATTTTTGTCCATCTTTTACAAATTTTAACCACTCTTCATCTGATGTTATCATTCTGTGACCTCCTCGATCTTGATTCCTGGACAATCGAATACCCATCCGAAACCAGCTTCTTCTAGTTCTTTTCGGGTGTGAGTTCGCCCTTCTACGATGGTCCCGAGTGTATCAATCCAAATCCAGCTGGCCGTCAATAACATTTTTCTGTTTTTTGACTTTTTTAGATTTTGGTTTCTCAGGCCGTTGACCGACCGTAACAGTAGCTTGAACAGCCTCGACCTTTTTAGTTTTGCCGGTAAAATACTTATAGACCCAGCTAAATACAGTAGAGTCGTCTACCATCGCACAAGTTCCTGACTTAAAGTTCTTAGCTTGGTTGGCACAATATTTCAAAGCTTCTTTGATAGATTTCTTATCACTCAAAACTCCTTCGAAGAGTTTTTCATCTTCTTGGTCACAAACCCAATTGTGGATAGCATCCTCAGCTGGACCATGGTCTTTCTTCATTTCCTCCAGCATTTTGGCCAGAGCTTTTTCTTTTATTTCAGTCATATCATTCCAAAAAAACGCGACTGCCTTTGTGATAATTGGCTAAATACGGGCAGTCGCTCGCCCCACGGC